CGGCATCTCCCTCAATGAATCCATCGAGACTATTGCTCATCAGTTTTAATACCGATTCAGCAACGTCATCGTATTCATCAACTGAACTGTGACTCCACTTTAAGAATGTACTGCGTATTGCTTCCTCAATAGCAGGGCGTTGTTTAATTGCCAAAGCCGCATCAGCCAACTTGCCATCAGCGACAGGCATAGCATTGACAATGCGAACAATCTTCTCCTCGAGTTCATCAAGAATTTTCGACAACCTTGCTCCATGTGTTTCATCCAACGCATCGACTAATGCGTCATGAGAGTTGGCGAGTCGTGTTATTTCAGCCGCTGTAGTCAATTAAGCCGCTTCTTCTACTTGCGTATTGAATTGCCCCAGCACAGTTGGTGTTGCTTCAATTTCATCATACGCTTGAGCCAGATCATCCTCATCTACAACCAAAGCGGCGATCTGTTTATCAATGGATGTCTTGAAGGTAGCCGACTGCACCCCTGTTGCCCTTGCCATCTGTAGGAACTCAAGGTCAGTGGCGTAATCACGCAAATCAAACGTATCAGCATAATCAATCACGCCATCCCATTCCCTGCCCTGCCAGATTGCCCACAACTTCCACAATTGCTCCTCTGCCAATTCCAACAGATCAGCCTTCTCCGATAACTTGGAATTCAGCATTTGAAATTCGGTCTGCAAAGCAATACCAGACTTCGCCGCCTTTTCAGTGGCACGGACAGCACCCAAATGAGTCACCCGATCAACAGACTTTATCTTGTCCTCAATGCTTGCGCGGATTGCGTCAAGGTTCCCGCCTGATGGTTGTAGCAGGTAAGGTTTAAGGCCAGGATCCAAGTCATCTGCCATACGGATAATTGCACCCGCTCCGGCACTAGCATCCGTGCCTTCCGTCTTTGCTAATGAGGGGTGATTGGATATGCGGATCAGTTGTTCTATTTCAGAGAGTTCATTGTAGACAGCCCTCTGTATGTCAGCGACATCAGCAATATCCGATATGCCCACACCACGCAAAGCCGACCGTTGGGAATACACCGTTACCGCGGGGATAAGCCCGATCGGGTTCGGTAGTTCCTCAATCAATACTGGCTCAAGATCACCGACAACTTTCCACAGTGATATGGAATCTGGAGTCCATACTCGGAATATCTTTTCGTTACCTTTTACACTCTCCCTTATCTTCAGATACACCAGACGATGCCGTCCAGTAGGGCTTCGCTCATATTCCCAATCGTAAACATTTTCGGGAGTAACGAGTGTGAGGTAGGGTCTGATGTCTGCCGCCAATTCATCTGCGCGTGTCGTTGACGTAATGCTTGGTTTGTCAAGGATCAGCCAACAATGACCATATACACTCGACCATACAGTTGCCTCACGCATGACAGAGTTATGACTGCGACCATCATAATCCGCATCGTCCAGATACCCTTTTAATGCCGGATCATTTTCAATAACGCCGAATTCCCTTGTGGGTAAAGCACGCCACAGGAATGACGAATAGATGTGAATGACATTCTTGCACTGGTTATCAAGCGGTGTCTGGACTTTACGTTCAGCATAATCCTCTGATGATTCCAGTTTGTAAGCAGTTAAGTAGTTGCCGCCTTGATAGTCCTCCCCGCCTAAATATGACCGTAAATAAAATTCCCACCGATTTGCATATGCGTCATACGTAACGCTTGTCTTGGGTATTTGTTCGTTTGCCATCTATGACCACCTTTGGGGTTGGCGTTTTTCAAGGATACGGCGCAATGGCATTTCCCCCATGACTAGATAACCCAATGCGTCTGTAATATGATCAAGTCCACCAGACTTATCTGGTTGGTGTGATCCTTCAACGTAGGTAAGACCTTCAAGCGCCTTTACCAAATGCTTACAGCGTGGATGAGCATAAATTCGTCTATCACCATCTGCATTCTTCAATGCGGCTTGTACTGTGTTAATTCTATCCACAACAGCATGAGCGGCTCGAGGTGCACGAACCTCAAACCCTGCGTTCGACAGTATAGCAAAATCTGTGCGTCCAACTGATGCGCTTGTTTTACGCGCTCGACCTGATGGATCAGGATACACTGTTATCGTTCTGTTAGGAAATTTCTGCTTCAATTCATTCGCCATCAATTCTGTATTGCTATCACTCATTATGATCTCATCGAGGATATGTAATTGATCTCCTGCTTTAACGCAACAGACAGCCGTCATCGGGTCAACGTTGAAATCCATCCCCACCAATAAATCACCTTCAGTATCTTCAACATCTGTAACTGATTCCACCCTGCAAAAATTTGGATATACCCGGCCCGTCAATGCTTCAAAGGTAGCCAGGAATTCTTGTTTGTATTCCCGCTCACCCATATCACGCTTTGCGGCTTTTATCTCATCATCGGTTACTCTGCCACCTTGGGCTGTCGTAAACTGCCATCCCTGCCATCCTTCAGTATCGAATGTATATGTATATAGGTCATGGAAGTGATTAAAGCCTCGGGGCGTACCGATCCATAGAGCATGGCCTTGTTTGTCCGATAACATAGGGCGCAACACTTCAAACCACGCGTCAGGTGCCATATCGGCGAACTCATCCATCACCAGAAAATCCAACCCAACACCACGCAGGGCATCGTAGTTATCTGAACCACGCAATGACGCAACCGATCCGTTTATGAATTCAATGGATAAATCCGTTTCGTGCGTGGCAACAACTTGAGATGGTGGAGTCATCCGTTTGAGGTCCTTCCACGCTATCTGCTTGGCTTGCCTATATGTAGGCGCAACATACCAACAAGACTGATCTGGTTTGCTGATTGCCGCGTGGAGTAATTCAGTGAGTGCGAGAAATGTCTTTCCGAATCTCCTCCCCGCTACTAACACTCGAAACCTCGCTTGATTCATGAACACCGCCGTTTGCGCGCTTGTTAGTTCGATCTGTGACAATGACTAATTGCTCCACTTGATGTTGTTCGATATATTGTTTGTCTGATTGCCCGAGCCTGTTCTTACCGAGCCAAATAAGCATCGTTATGTTACCGCCCATTGCTTTATCCCACTGCTTTTTCCGTAGTGAGACATTACCGTTAAGTTTGCCCTGATCTACCGCTTCAAATATCTCGGTGTTTTGCTGCTTGTGTCGTTTCCATGTTGGATAACTAACCCCAAGAACAGACGCAATCTCCGGCTCTGTACAATTTAACCCCGCCAGTTTCTTTACCTGTTCTAGATTGATTTCAGCGCGTGGTCTGCCGCCTTTGTTTTTTGTCTCATCCATGGCTCAAAACCATACCATAATTATTTATTTGATTCCCTAAAATAACATCTGGCTTACGCTGTTGTAGTGTTGCCTGCTCGCCTGTGTACTCTTCCCAACGTTTAACAACCACATCGCAATACAACGGGTCAATCTCCATGCCGTAGCACTTGCGGTTCAACTGTTCACAAGCGATAAGTGTTGAACCTGAACCAAGGAATGGGTCAAATACAAATCCAACGCCAGAAGATATTTCAATTATGTGTACCAACAACCGAACGGATTTTGTTGTTGGATGGTCAAATGAACGCTCCTCGCCATTTGTAAAAAATCCCGCCCACTTGTATCGCAATATCAATCGCTTCCGTTTTACACTTTGCCAAATAAGTTCAAAGCAAGAACCGAACATTTTATCTGCTGATTCATCCAACCTCTTATCCCAAACCATCCACGAACCGCCACTTGGCAAGGTGTCTTTGTAGTAGTCAGCACCAAACCAAAATTGGTCTTCACAACAAGAAACGCCCTTCACCGCACCCACATCAAATGGCACATCATCGCCAATCACATCTTCGTGCTTCTTGCCCTTGTGCAAACTGTGCAAACTAATCATGCCAGAATAATCCGCATCAAGGTTCATCCCATAAGGCGGGTCAGCAAGTACAACACCACAACTTTTGCCATCCATCAATCGTGCAACATCATCTTCACTCGTTGAATCGCCACAGAGCAACCGGTGTTCGCCCAATATCCAAAGGTCGCCCGGTTTGCTTATCGGCTCCTCTGGCGGCTCCGGTACGGCATCCTCGTCTGTCTCCCCCAGGTCGGGGTCAATCAGTAGGTTCGCCAGTTCGGTGTTATCAAAGCCGGTGAGGTCTAGCTCGAAGCCAAGATCGTCCAACTCGCGTATCTCCAACCCTAGCAGATCAATATCCCAATCCGCATCCTCTGCAATGCGGTTATCAGCCAAGCGGTACGCTTTGGCCTGGGCATCAGTAAGATCGGCAACGTGTACCGGCACCTCGTCCATGCCTAACTTCTGCGCGGCCAATAGCCTGGTATGCCCTGCAATAATCACGTTCTCTTTGTCCACGACAATGGGTTGTCGCCAGCCAAACTCCTTGATGCTTGCGGCGACCTTATCGACCACTTCCTCATTTCGTCTTGGGTTCCCCTCATATGGAATTACCTTTTTGATGTCCACTATTTCTATTTTCATATTTCAGAGTTCACTGCCTCCAAAAGTTGCTTTTCGGATCCGTAACATTTCTTAAAATTCGCCGGATCACTATGAATTCCAGGGTATCTGCCTTTACCGTAGCGATGATGCCGTGGGCAAAGCGGGATAGTCTCCTCATCAGGCGCACGTTGCCCCATGCCATATCCTTCACGGATGTGATGAATTTCGGGTGGAGTCGGGCCGTACCCTTCAATCCAACAGGCGATACAACCTTGATCGACTAATTTCTCAAATCGAATAATACGATCCCGTTTACGCAGATGTTTTCCTTTCTGTTTGAGTTTATTCAATTGCATGACTTGTTTCCGCCGATTCACTATTGGTATCCAGTCCCCACATAGACCACCATCCAATACATAAACGGTGGGATCAATATAAGTGCCAATAGACCTCGTATCCACTTTTCCTTCGTGCTCATTGGCAGGTCAGGGTCAAACTTTTTCTCTTTCATTTAACTACCTCCGGGATTGCGATGTTTGCCATTAGATTTTGCTTTCTTTTCTGCACAGGATTTGCATAAAGGAGCTTGCCCGGGAGGTCCGGGCTTACCGTACTGCTTTATATGTTTCCACTGTTTGCAAGCGGGACATTTTTTCCCAAACATAAATCTTCCCTTACGATGGAACACCAATCAGGTAAATCCATCTCCAATCTAAAGTGTAAATGACTGTCCGGAACAAGCGCGCAGTAACAGACTTGCGCCTTCCATTGCTTTCGATCTAATTTGTAAATCAGTACAGGTTTATCATCAAGAATTCGCGCTTGACTTGCTGCCTGAGTCCACCAATCAGAAAGGTATTTTTTCGCACGTTTAATTTCAATAGCCCAAAATGGGACCCCGATTAAATCTACTCCACCTTGAGCCGCCTGTTCTGCCCAATTCCTGTGGACCGCAATCCCCAATTCATCACGCAAAATAATAGCGACTTCACGTTCGCCCACTTTGCCTTTCCGATTCGAATTAACCACGTTGTAATTTGTGTAATTGTTTAGCCCAGTATTTCCGTTGTTCTGGATCAGGTTGTTCTGTCATGGGTGGGGCTAACCTGTGATACGGTGCCGCGAGTTTATCAGCCCTGCACATTTGAATAAACTCTGGCAAACTGGGGGGCCAAGGATCCCCCGCATCCACCATTTTTGAAAATCCCTTGCTAATCGCCTCCAAACTCAGGGGGGATAATCCCTCAGCCCAAGTATTAGCCGCTGATGTTAGGTTACCTTTCGCATCAGTCGATTCCCCATACTGACTGACCCATTTATGCCCATAAACCTCAGCCATACGAGTCCAAACTCGCGCAATAACCTTATTTGGTAACTGTTTCGATGACCCTTTGCTCTGCCGCGAGTGCTCGTTCGGCCGCAGAAGGTTTTCGATTTTTTCCATTCGCTACTCCCTGTTTACTTATAGTTGATTCCTTATAATTGTTTATTGCTGTCACTGTAGATGACATACCCCTATCACCTTGTAGCACTACCCCATATGATTCTGGGTGACTAGGGTAGTCAGGGAATACAGTATAACTATTCGCCCTTAGTCCCCCATCATCACGATATTGGTGAACGATATCAATAAGGCCTGATTTTTTTAGTCGCTTAATAATCCCATTAACAGTGCCCCTTGCGAATCCGGATTTTTTTGCCAGGTATTTTTGTGAAGGGAAACAAGTACCGTCCTCATCTTTTGCATTGTTTGCCAATAAAATCAGTACCAGTTTTTCACTTGATGGCAGATCACAATCGATCGCCGCCGCAATGCGTTTCAGGCTCATATTGCTTCGTCCATTGGGTAAATATCAGGACGCAATTCATGCCTGCTGATACCAGTTACTTTTTCTATCGGTAAAACATATTCAGCAGGGATTGCTGATGCGTTGTTTATCCAGTTCCACACACGGGGTTGTGAAACACCTATCTGCTTGGCAAGACTTGATTGACTGCCAGCGATTTCAACTGCTTTATTAATGATTTTCCCCATCGGAGAATTATAACCTGTTTTATTATTTTAGTTAAAAAAAAGCGCAACAAAGCGTCACGCTTAATCACTACTAGGAGGATGAAGAGAATGCCTTATTTTCACTACTATGGGCTGAGAACGCAACCCTTTCAGGTCCAGGTCCAAAATAATTATAAGTGGTTGATTCTATTACATAACCTTCCGATATTTTTGTTTACCTCTATTATAAATTGGTTTATAGTATCCTAACCGAAAGGTAACACTGAAACCCAAAACTGGAGATACTGAAATGACAACTGAAAAGATGAACAGAGTTTTTAATAGCGTATTTGTTCGCGACGTTATTTTTGAAAACGGTTTGAGCGAAGACGGTGAATTACGCTACGCCAAATTATTCAACATCATAATTGAGAATGATTACGGTGAGCGGTTGTTGCACACCAATGCCGATTTCACCGATCTTGATCCTAAAGGATTCGAAAAAGCAGAGCGATACGCTAACAAGATACAAGCCAACATCGACGCTGGCGGTGCCATTGATCGTAATCGCTGGTACGACATTGATCCTTGCTACGGTTCTGCGGCTTACGTTGATTTCGGTACGGAAGATTCTTTGATCGCATGGGAACGGGATCAGGGTTAAGCAATAGTCGAAAACGCCGTGAGGCGTTCTGATGCAAATAGCATTACTGATGAGACTTAAATTGGAGAAACTGAAATGGGAAGTTACTGCACAACATACTGCCGCTCTCGCTTAACTGAAACGATGACCCAAGTTCGCAAATACGTTCCAGTTGAAGAACGTAAAAAAGTATGGGCATGGAAGCATCGTGACCATATCGAATTCCACGGTCCTGATGGGTATTACTGGTACAACAGCGGTTGCTGTTGCTGGTCTGCTCGTTCACAGGGCTGGGAAGCCTACCTCGGCCACATTGGTATTGAAGGCTACAGGTGGGATGACTGAGAAGTACTGCTGTAAACAAACTAGGAGACACTGATGCAAACACAATTCAAAGACATTGAAGATTTAGTAGCAAACGTCCAGGCTTTGGCTGTACGCAAGCGTGATTTTATTGCTTCACCCGGTGATGCCATTGTTCAGCCTGATGGGAAAACGATGGTACTCACTGATGTCTGTGATGATCCAATCAGTTGGGTGAATGCGAATGGTACTGGCGGTCAGGGTACTGGGTTCAAGGGTGTTATGGACGAGCACTTTATCCGCGGACTTTCGGACTTTGCAGGCCTCCCCAAACGGTATGTCGATCAGATGATAGAAAATGATCGCCGTGGATTGCTGGCAGAAAATCTTAACAACTGGTTGCAGAATCCACCGGATGGGAAACTCCGCTCCGCAGATGCTAATAAACTGTTTCGGGCATACGATTGGGAAACTCCGCTCCGCAGATGCTCCGAAATGGATTATGGAGACGGGGCACTTCCGAGATTCCGTTCACTTCATTCAGACAAGTTTCGAATATTTGATTACACCCATCTGTTGAAACACGTTTATCCGGTACTCAAGGAAATTCGTGACAAGGTTGGGGAATTGGATATTCGTTCTTTGGCACTGACTGAAAAGCGCATTTACCTCAAAATCTTTTTTCCACAGATTGAAAAGGAAATTGCGAAAGGCGATATCGTCCGCTCTGGTGTTGTTATTTCAAACTCTGAAATTGGGCAAGGATCCATTGAAGTATGGCCGATGATTCTTCGTCTGATTTGTCTGAATGGTATGACTGCCGATGAAGGTGGGAAACGCAAGAAACATCTTGGACGCGTAACTGCCGAGGGCGAAATCGATTACGCAGATGACACGATCGCCGCAGATAACGAAGCACTGTCTTTAAAGTTGCGGGATGTCGTAAAAAAATGTGCTGATGAAACGCAGTTCGCCATCCGGTGTGCTTCGATGACTGAGGCGGCTGAAGGTGAAACACCGTCTAAGCCCTTGAAATCTGTAGAACTTGTCACTGACACATTTAACCTCTCGGAATGGGAGGGTGAAAGCGTCACCGAAGCCTACATTGCGGGTCAGGATTACTCGAAGTGGGGAATGCTCAATGCTGTTACGAGTGTTGCCAACAACGAGGAGGTTTCGTATGACCGCGCTTCTCATTTAGAAAAAGTTGGTGGACGGATTCTCCAACTGAACCGCGATCAATGGGGAACAGTTTGCAAGGCCGGACTTGACTCATAATCTATCAACTGAAATGCACTCAGTGGCCGATTGGCCGCTGGGTGTGTTTCCATATTTAGGAGGCATTAAAATGAGTTGCAATTCAGGAGTTATTCCGATGGACGAAGAAGATCGACAGATGATCGATCAAGAAATTAGATGGATAGAATTTCAGAAAGCGAAAAATTCAATCTGTAATGAATTGACCACTTTAAGCGGTGATTGTCTGCACCACGCCAAACAGGTAGCCGATGACTATTTGGAAGATGCTGTCGCTGAAATTCGAGATCATCTTTTGAATGATGTTAAACGTATTATCAAATCATTAGAGGGGCTTGCTGATGAACGACCTTGACAGAACAACATACATGGGGTCGGGGGATGCCGCCGCGGCTTGTGGGGTTTCTCGTTTCAATACCCCGCTTGATGTTTACCTTGCTAAACGTGGCGAACCATCTGACATTGATAATTTCCCAATCCGTTTCGGTACATGGAATGAGCCGCTTGTGATTGCTGAATTTGAGCGACAAAGCGGGTTAAAGGTTGCAGATCGGCAGAAGCATATGCGCCATCCGGACTACCCGCACATCGGCGCAACAATGGACGGCATTACCTTTCTGGATAATGGGAACGCTGTAGTGGAAGCCAAGACGACATCATTGCGATACGATGAATTGCCAGATGACATTACAGTACAAGTGCAAGAGCAACTGGCAGTTAGTGGCTTGAAGTTGGCATTCGTTCCAGTGTTATTTTCGGGGCGTGATTTCAAGGTGTTTGAAGTAGAGGCTGATGCGGGATTACAGGCTACCATCATTTCCAAGATGGACGCCCTATGGGGCTGTGTACTGGCAGGGAACCCCCCACCCCCCATAACCCTATCGGATGTAAATAATCTTTTCCCTCAAGACTTTGGAGGCAGTCTTGAGGCCACTCCAGAAACTTTTGAGGAATGGTTGCAACTCAAAAAATTGAAGGAGATTATGAAGGACCATAAGGACCAAAAATCTGTGCTTGAAATGGCAATTAAAGCGGCGATGGGAGACAACAGTCTGCTTACAGACCAAGAAGGCACTTCAATTGCAACGTGGAAATGTTCTAAAGGTCAAAATCGTTTTGACTCGAAGGCATTTCAAAAAACGCATCCGGAACTATACGATGAATTCTGTACACCAGTTCCCGGTACACGACGATTTTTAATTAAATAGGGAGACACTGATATGACTAAGGAAATGATACCGTTACAGGATATTGAACAAATGGCTATTGTGGTAGCCAGTTCCAATATGTTCGGCATCCAAACTAAGGAGCAGGCAATGTCGCTGATGCTCATCGCACAGGCTGAAGGGATGCACCCCGCAAAAGCCGCACAGGAATACCATGTAATTCAAGGTAAACCATCCTTAAAATCTGATGCCATGTTGGCGCGGTTTCAAGCCGCAGGTGGCAAGGTTAACTGGATCACTATGGAGGACGAAAAAGTCGTTGCGGAGTTCAGTCATCCCTCTGGTGGTTCTGTCACGATTGATTGGGATATGGACAGGGCTAAACGTGCAGGGCTAGGTGGCAAGGGTACATGGAAACAATACCCACGACAGATGTTAAGCGCACGAGTAATCAGCGAGGGGATCCGTAGAGTATTCCCGGGCGCAACTGGTTCGTTTTATGTCAAAGAGGAAGTCGAGGACTTTGATGTTAAGCCTGACCTTAAATCTCGCATTGGTGATGCGGTGGTGTATGACGCAGAAGTTACTGAGGTCGAACCCGCCACGACAGGTGATTATGCGGTGAGGATTGGGACTTGTAATTTCATCGGTGATTTGGTAAGGATCGGAGCAGAAATCGCGGGTGACCCGGAGTTGTCTGAGGCTGAAGTCGAAATACTTCGTACAGCCTATAAAGAAAAAAAGGCATTGCTTGATCTTGAAATAGCCACGCGAGATTTAATCGAGGAGGAGGTGTCTGATGCTTAATAAAGTTATGCTGATCGGTAACCTCGGTTCTGACCCTGAGTTACGACAAACCGATAGTGGCATTGCTGTTTGTAATCTATCAATCGCCACGACAGATCGGTGGACTGAAGATGGGGAAAAGAAAGAACGAACAGAATGGCATCGCCTAGTATTCTGGCGGCGCAATGCTGAAATCGTTGCTGAATTCCTCACCAAAGGTTCTAAGATTTGGGTCGAGGGCAAACTCCAAACCCGCAGTTTTACCAACAATCAGGGAGTGGAAAAGACCCAAACTGAAATCGTAGTTAGGGATGTTCAGATGTTGGGTGGTGGTAGCAGTGGTGGCGGTGGGGGGGTTGACACCACAGCGTATCGAGAGGCTTCTCAGTCTGTAAGTAAGCTACCCGAACCGCCATCGTCCATCAAACGAGTTTCAGATGACGGACCCATACCCTTTTAACTATATTTATCATGAGGAGACATAGGATGGCCGTGGTAAGTGTTTCGGGGAAAAGGGGTATTACCCCATTACCCCCACTCTAAACGCCCGCTACAGCCATCCTACGACCTCTAGGAGGCAATATGAACATAGACGTTGATATCATTGATGGCAGACTTGTTGCTAGGCTGAGACGTTGGTACGACCCTGTTTCGAGCCTTTCTGCGGCTCGTGAACTGGTCGAAAGTGGGCATTATGGGAAACAATGCACTAGGGTTCTGTTGGCATTGGTAGACAACCCTGGAGTGACGAGCAGGGAACTCGCGGATATTAGCGGGATTGATTTAGCAGTTCTATTTCGACGGTTGCCCGACCTTGAAAAAGGCGGAGTAGTTTCACGTGGAACTATTCGGAAATGCAAAAGCGGTAATCGGCTTGCGACAACTTGGAATGCAACACTTTAGAATTTCATTAAGGACTTATACGCCCCGCTTCGGCGGGGTTTTTTTTGTCACCAGTTAGGTCATATGTATACGCGGTAGTGACCCAACTGTAGATTAGACTCCTAATTTTTCTCTCTTTTGCCACCAGTCGTCATTCGGTTTAGTGTCGGAATTTATGCCGTTCTGCGCGCCCCATTCGAGTAATACTTTTATCACTTCGGTTTTATTTTTGCTAGAAATTATTTTCTTTCGTACATCGTAAACCGATATAGTGTTATTTCGTGGAGGATGAAAGGCCACAGGACAACTGATCTCCCTTTTAGATGGGTCAGGTTGGAGATGCTCAGGATGTCTTAAGTGCGGTTGCGTTGCCAGGTTAAAAATTCAGCACCTTCCTCAGGCGTCCACCAGACTTTGATTTTATCTGCATTATTGTCTGGGAGGGCGGGGTTGATAGTCGTAATACAAGCAGGGCCTAATGACTGATCTCTAAATCCTCTTTCCATAGCGAATCGGTCATATACTTTGTAACTGCCTACTTGTATCGCGTGCATAATCATTCCTGTATTTGCGTCTTTCAAAACGGCATAACCGCTTTTATGTTTGTGACCACAGATGGCAATGTGATCTCTTGCTCCCATCTGTAAAGCCTTTGATACCCCATGTGCGGGATTCCAGATCGAATGACCAGTGAAATCGTGTCGCGCATTAAGGCGTACTGGTTCTCCTTTCGGGAACTGAAATTCCATTCGAACTTCGCTAGGAGTATACGGATGCCCCGCATACTTTGCCATCCATTTAATAGGATCTCCCGATCCGGACCAGAGATCGTGATTCCCCGCAATGATGTAAAGCCAATCTACTCCACGAATAAACCATTCAGCCAATTTCCATGCTTGATCTGTGGACGTTGTCTGTTCGCCATATAATCGCGCCAATCTCCCTATCCAGTTATTAGTCGTGTCGCCAATATTCCCTGCAAATAGTCCTTCGGTCTCCCGAGTGAGTTTCATATGGTTCTCAAGAGCGACTATATCTGTGCCATCGTCGTCTACGTGGGGGTCGCCGAAATGGAGAATACCGATCGGTCCGGCTAGTTTGACCTTAACAGGGATGAGTTTTCTCGCCGCTTCATAATTTTTTCTGTACTCGAATTTTCGTTTGCGTTGTTCGATGAGTTCTTCAACTGGAATGTCATCATCGGGAACTGGACTGATCTCAATTTCATCGGGTTTTTCTAAAATTCTACGAAACGTAGTACGAGCCATCATGGCGGCTTCAGCCGCTTTACTGACATTGCCCCCGTGTAATTCCACTAAACTAACTGCTTGTTCTTTCGTCAATTCCATTTTTCAATCTATCAATCCTTGTTATTGTTCCTCTCGGAAAGGCAGTAATGGCACTCGGCGTACCTTCTTCGTCTAGTGTCGAGGCAATCTTTACTGTTTTTGCATTTTCAAATACCAACCAACCAACGTGCTGGGCATCGATTGTATTTATTTCGTCCACGCCATCCCATGTGGAATCTCCCACGATGTCGTTAAAGTGAACGATGACTATTTGAAATTCCATAAGTAAGTGGCCGGGTGCCTAACGATGGAGGACATAGACTAACAGGGAGGAAAGTCTACGAGGGGCATTAGGCACCCGAACCTTAATCAGATTTCTTTTTGAACCTTGGGTTGACGGGATTGTCTGCCCGTCCTGACAGGCATCCTTGATCTTCGTTTCAGCCATGCCTACCTGTTTAATCCAAATGCGGAACCAGTCAGGATTGCCCCGAAAGCTAAATGGAAAATGCCGCCACCCATCAAAGTAAATGGTGAATGTTGGCCTGTTAATTTTTTCATTAATTCCATTTGAACTATCGGTTCTGGTGTGGTGTTGAGGATTTCCATGAACTCGCTAATTTCCGGGCGATGCAATCCAAACCAGATCGGCACTACCATGAAGTCGTAGATGCAAATTACGAGATAAACGCCAAGCGCACTGAATCGCCAGACCATTTAGAAACCATCCTTAATCATCATCCGAATTTGTTGTTTCTGCACCTTTGGGCCAATCAAAATCCGGTAATTCTTCAGTCATCACTTCCCCACCCTCACCGTACCGCACTTGATACCGTACTGGCTTCAAAACGTACCTGACGTATACTCCTTCTGGTGGGGGGATGTGCCAAAAATTAGCCCACCAATCGCGTATCATTTTCCACTCTTTTTTTGGCGATTTAACTGAGTCGGCCCAGGTAATATCCACCCTATAAGAACCGGCCCCAGGAACAAGAGTAGAAGGCCAAAACCGCCAAGTTCCACAGCCTTTTGAGCCACCGTCCACAGGTTGTCCGGGGCTTTGTGAATGATCCTCGCTGCTGGGCTGTCCACCACTTCCGTTACCGCGTCCGTTATGAACCCCCCAGCCGCTGCTCCAGCCATAGGGGCCAATGCGCTTCCACTCGCCACCGTTGCAATCCCCGCGCCCGTCGCTGCTCCAACCGCCACTAGACCCGATTTCTTCATCGCTGTGCATCCGCCCAGAACCAGACAAAGACATATGCTAATTGCCAATCGACTGAACAATTCCTATCCCCGCAAAAGCAACAAGCACTAAAATTATGATCTTCTGTTTTTTAGAAGTACCCGACCACCAGTCCATAAATTTTTTCATACCGTTCTCTCTGTATTAAAGTTATCAACCCAACCACTTTGAAATAAGACTACCTCCAACGCCACTCAAACCAACGGTAGCAAGGACGATTCCTATTCCTATACCTTTCGTTCTGTGGAGTTGCTGTTCGAGCATATCGACCTTTTCTGAGTTCGAGCGCACTGCATCTTCCAAAGTCTCAATCTTCTGGATAAGCCGTCCGATCACGATTGGGTCTATGTCCAACGGACAATTCGTGGGTACAGGATTCATACGCCCTACGTTTCTGTGCCTGACGGCATCGGCGGCAACGGCTCGGGATAGTCAATTGGTTCAGCGGCGAGAATGAATGACAAGCCTTCGGCACTGCGACCGCTCCAGACAAGGCAAGTACCCCCAGGTTTTGAGATCACGATGGAACTGCTTGTTTTTCTTTCATTGGCAAAAATATAAAAATTCGAGCCCCCCAAATCGCCGCTTGCCACAATCGCCTCGCCCCACTTTTCACCCAATACTTCTACCATCCGCATTACAGAGGGTAGGCAAATGATGCCCATAGTGATCTGACGGGGTATGGCATCTGGTGGACGATCCGGTGTCTGCGCCATCACAGGTGATACCATCAGCGCGAGGATGAGTGCGAGTGCTTTCACGCATACTCCACATGGTATGGATCGACATCGGCATCAGGAGCAACAGGCCAGCCCCAGTTTGTCTTATCCACTTCCCGATTATGATCCTCAGTTCCAGGGCCGATGGTTTCAACATCATCATCGTAGGTAGAGGTGTAGCGAACCTCGGTCACAGGATGGTTCTGGAAGTTCTTGATTGCGTCCAGAGAAGCAAAGGCTTCTACGCCTGCCTCTAGCGCATTACCGTGCTGACGTACCTCATGTCGATACGTTGTCCACTCTTCAGACATGGCCGTACCACCGTCGGCTTCGCGGATCACGCGCCAGTCGGACGGTGAGAGTAGTGAGCCGACACGAGACTTGATCTTTCCGATCAACTGCTCTTTCAACTGCTCGACATCTTTCTCAGTGGAGTCGTAAGAGATCACCCATTCGCCATCAGTGAAAGAGTAGGACTCTCTGCCAGTGTTGTAGTACCGTGAGTCAGGCACTTCTATCCTTGCTGGTGCGATGCCTATTGCCAGTAGTTCTGGCTTAGTCCACTTGCGGAAGATACTGGATGGGTGTTGTATGCCATTCACGGTTATGCCGCGAGGCGTTTTAATTGTTCCAAATTGTTCTGAGTACCACATAATTACCTCGCGTTTGAGTATTTGAATGGTGATTCTGCGAATGCGATGTAGATGTAACTGTCATCATCTGT